TGAATTATCAGGTAGAAGAAGAGGGAAAAGATGAAGCAGAAGTAGCAAAAGAGTTTCTGCTTGCAGAAGGACTGTTAAAGAAATAGAGTCAAGACAGAGGATAAGAATAGAAATGATTCGATTTGAACATGTAAACAAAAGTTTTGGAAACGAACAGGTGCTTATAGATTTTAATCTGGAAATACCGGAAGGGGAGTTTTTGACGGTGATCGGTCGTTCCGGATGTGGAAAGACAACCATGCTTCGTATGATCAACGGCCTTCACACTCCAGATTCCGGAAGGGTACTGGTGCAAGAAAAGAATGTGGCAGAGACAGACTTGATCACTCTTCGCAGAAGTATCGGATATGTGATCCAGAACAAAGGATTGTTCCCGCATATGACTGTGTCAGAGAATATTACATATGTTCCGGTGATCAGCGGAAAGAAAGACAAGCTCGAAAACAGAAGACTTGCGGTGCGTCTGCTAAAGACAGTAGGGCTTCCGGAAGAGATGGCAGATCGCTATCCGTCGGAGCTTTCCGGAGGACAGCAGCAGAGAGTGGGCATTGCAAGAGCACTTGCGGCAGACGCAAAGATTTTATTAATGGATGAGCCCTTTGGAGCTTTGGATGAAATCACAAAACGGGCAATGCAAAATGAAATGCTGTCTTTGCAAAAGCAGCTTCATATGACAATCGTATTTATTACACACGATATTCGAGAAGCGATGAAATTGGGAGATCGCGTGCTTGTAATGGAAAAGGGGCGGATCGCACAGCTTGGTACACCCCGGGAAATACAGGAGCACCCGGCCGATGATTTTGTAAGAGAACTGACACAGTGGTGATAAAAAATTGTGGTTAAGAAAAGTATGAATAAATAGTAAAAAGGGAACGTGCGATATTTCGCCGTTCCCTTTTCAATGGACCTGGCGGGAGTCGAACCCTCACAATTTCGCTTAAAACGCACGTAAAATCACGCTTCTTTTTCTGCGTGTTGCATTTCGTGTTGCATATTCTCAAAATGTGAGTTTACTTTATCGATAAATTTCTTGTCTTCTGCATCAATCGTGTTTCGGTATACCTTCTTTAGTATCTGGTCAGATTTCCAACCTCCGCGCTTCATAATGTACTGGTCTGGTATCCCAATAGCGTGCATGATCGATGCTGTGTAATGTCTAAGATCGTGAAATCGGAATTTTGGTATCCCTGCAGCTTGCAGTATGCGGCCAAACTTTTTGGAGATATCTTCCGGGTGCATTTTAACAAGCTTTCCCTCCACATCATCAAATTTCCGCATAACAAATTCCGGGAAAATGATGTATCTATAACTCTTTTTCGTTTTTGGTGATTTCTCAATCATTCCTTTTCTCCCGCGTACTCTTGTTATCCTGACGCGGATTGAGTTACCGTTTATATCTTCTTTTTCAAGCCCGCACACTTCCCCTCGCCTGAGACTACCAAAAGCAGCTAGAAGCACAGCTTTTTCAAGTTCTGTTCCCTTAATGTACTCTATTAGATTTACTATGTCTTGATCAGATGGAGTATAATACTCTAGTTCTTCTGATTGAGGGAGAGTGGTTTTAAACGTCCGATCTGGGGCATACATGGACATTACCGGAATAAAAAGTCCATAGGCATTCTTTACGGTTTTTGGCGATAGTCTTGCAGATAGATTATTGATCCACATCTGCACATTCTCCGGTGTGATCTTGCGTATACTGATTTCTGCAATATCCGCAATCTGGTTATTCATAATCGTTTCATACCCGCGCAATGTAGTTTCTGATAACACATTTTCTTTCGCGGCTATGTACCGTTTAAAGGCCTCTTTTACGGTTAGATTTTCTGGGCGCTGCTTAAATTCTCGCTCCGCAAGAAATGTGGCTGCCTGTGCTTCTGCATCCTGCTTTCCCTTTCGCCCCGGGAGGGAGCTTGTAAAGGATTCGTAGATTCTCTTTTCTTTCTGCTTCCCTGTCTTTTCGTCAATAATCGGTGTCCCATCTTCCGTGTATAATTTCTCCTTGTGGCTATACACAAGGCATCTCCACGTTCCAGATGGTAGCTGTTTTGCTGTTGCCATTTCATCATCTCCTTAAATTTTAGTATAAAAATAACAGCCAGCGCAAAACATATGTTCCGCTTGCAAGCTGTTTCCGAAGATGATACAATATTCATGGATTTTAATCGCATATCTTCGGATATGTAGACCGTCTCTGTTGGCGCAGGGGCGGTTTTTATTTTATTCTCCCAAAGAATTTAATGAATTCATTATGTCTTCTGTGCTCATTCCGGCAGCAGAAGCGGTATACGCATCAGTGATTTGTGCGGCGTACTGTGTATACACATCAGTTAACTTTAATGACCATTCCTCGTAAACACTATATTCGTCTCCATTTTTCTGCATCAGTGTAGCCATTTCGGAAACTCCCTGGTTGGAAATTTCGGCTAATTTCCCTACTTTGCTATTTGATAATTCAGCAAGCGCGTTCAAATCCCCTGCGATAGCCGCGGATTCGTTATTGTATTCTTCCACAAGTCCTGGGGTAGCATCAGCGATCTTCTGCGTGTAATCATCAAGGATACTCTGATATGTTACTTCAACTTCCGGTTCTTTTTCCACTTTTTCAGCTTTAGGTTCATTATTTTTTGCCGGCTCCTTATCTCCGCTGCACGCTGTAATTGATAATGCCATAGTTCCTGCTAATAACATTGCTACAATTTTCTTTTTCATAGTTTCCTCACTTTCTTATGTACATTAACACCACTTTACTCTATATAAACGCCGTAGCGGTTATACCATTTCCAGTATTTCCCTGTAGTTTCTATATCCTGAATATACTACAATAATTACACTATGAAAATACTACTCGATAAGATCATGCTTAAGAAAAATCTATCAGTCCGGCAAGTATCCATTGCGACCGGAATATCAAAATCAACGATTAACCGCATTGCAAACGGTGAAATATCACCGACAGCTGACACGCTGGAATTACTTGCCAAGGGCTTAAAAGTCCGAATTTCTGACCTTATCGACTCTCCATATCAATAAGTGTCCCAGATCTGGGACGATTGTCCATTTTCGCGTAAGTTTCCCGAATTTTAACTGTTTACTTAATAGAGGGCAAAATATTGCCACAAAATAACAGAACAAATGTTCGAACAAAATATTGATTTTTGTTCCCTGAGATAGTATTATATGTTCAGGGATTTCGAACAAGTGTTTTTGCAGTTAGGGGGATCACGAAATGGATGAACAAAAGCGAAAACTACATGAGATGATTGATAATATGTCAAATCCTAAATTGGTAAATTACATATATAATCTCATCAAAACCTTTCTCGAATTGCGGAGCTAAATATGCTCCGCCTTATTCTTTTTATGTAGGCTGGTTACTATTTGCCGTATAGCACTTTTGTCATCAGCAGGAAGCGAATTGTACATTTTCACAAAATCCATTAATTCTACATTTGCAAGTATGCTGGCGTCAACCGCAGCATCCGAATCAAGTTTTTCGTCTAATAAATCTGATTTCCCTATTTTAAAGTAATCGGCAAGCTTCTGAACTTTGCCTAGTCCAGGCATTGAATTTCCTTTGCACCACATATTTAAAGTACTTGGATTTTCGCCAATGTCTTTAGCCACTTCGTTTTGTTGCTTATTGTTTAGGGATATGTAATAATTCAAATTTTTAGAGAAAATCCTTTTAGTGTTTTCATCATTCATTTTATTTTCCTCCACGAACACATTATAAACTATAATGCAAAATAATTCAATACAAAATTCAATTATTTTGAAATCCGGTGTTGACAATTCAATTTTATTGAACTATAATTTAGACATGACAAAGAGAAAGGAGGAGTTGATATGCCGAAGATATCTCTCGAAGCTGCAAGGGTCAATGCAGGTCTTACGCAAAAAGAACTTGCAGAAAAGCTTGGAGTTTCTAACACTACAATAGTGAATTGGGAAAAAGGGAAAACAGAGCCTACTTATCCTCAACTTATTAAAATAAGTAAACTCTCTGGAATCCCTTTGGATTTTATTTTTATACCTGATAGATTCAATTAAATTGAATTCAGGAGAAAGCGAGGTGAGAAAGATGTTAAAAAAGATTTACAGTGAACTGCTCCTTATAAGGAGAGAAATAAAGCAGCTCAACAAGACTTTGGAAAGAAATGTTGAACTGCAAAATAAAATGCGTGATGAGCCAATGTTTATACCGAGCTACTCACGTTCGTCCAAAGAACATACTGCTGAATAACATGATTTGAGTATGTTCTCTACATCATCACCAGACAATGGTTTGTGCATATTATTTTGGCTCATTTGAGCCATGGCCATCAATGCGGATTTCGCCAAATCTACAGCAAGTTCCTTGTTTGATTTATCCATAGCTACATCTCCCTTCCTAAATACTCGGCATTGGCAGATGCCTGTAAGTAAATTATAGGAGAGTTGGAAACAAATGACAATAAAGATTCAAAAAGAAAGAGGTGTGGTAAAAATTAACTGGAATAAATTTTCGGAGTTGTTTGAAATTTCCGATGACGAAAAAGAATTTTTTGAAATGATCTACCGAAGACGCACCATATACAGATGTGTCATAGGAATTCTGATAATCATAATAATCGTGTTGTTATTAACGAGGTAATAACTGACGCAACGATGGAAATTATAAGCGGCCAAAGCTTACTGTCAAAGAATTTCTTTCTCCGGTAAGCGCAGTAACGGAAGTATTTTTCTGTAAGAGAAAAAGTTCTTTCCGGTGCTTCATCAGATGGAGTTGTGTCAATAAAAGAATAATTGCTTGATATTAGTTTATACCTCATTAGCGGCTTTTCGGATTTGCCAAGAAAACCTGATGTAACTGTTTTCTTGAACCTCATACAGAACAGCTTAAATTTTTCTGGGAATAGCAAGCAAATTTCATCAAAATCAGAATTCATACTTTTTCTCCTTTGTTTTTGATAACTACATTATAAAGGAGGGAGAAAGGTAAAACAAGATAAAACGAGATAAAACAAGATAACAGGAGGTAATATGAACGAATTAAAAATTTTTAATAATGAAGAGTTCGGCAAAATCCGAACAGTAACAATTGATAACGAACCGTGGTTTGTCGGGAAGGATGTAGCAGTAATTTTGGGATATAGCAATCCACAAAAGGCACTTCGTGACCATGTAGATGAAGAAGACAAGACGCTGAACGATTCGTTCACCGTGAATGGCACAAAAGGAATTCTTATCAATGAGTCCGGACTTTACAGTTTGATTCTTTCAAGCAAACTTCCGAATGCTAAAAAGTTCAAACACTGGGTAACATCAGAAGTTCTTCCTATACTCCGTAAGACTGGCTCTTACGAAATGCCAAAGAAGAAACAAAGCAATGAACGCCTTGCCAGTGTAAACAATGCTGTGAAGATTTTAACGCCGATGCTCCAAGCAGCAGGATGCAATAGCAAAATCCAGCTTCTGACCGCAAAATCCCTTTATGAGAAAGCAGGAGTCAATCTGCCGATCACGATCGAAGCGGATCAGCAGTACGTGGATACGGTACACATTGCAAGACAGGCAAGGCTTTACTATAAGAGTTCCGGCAAGCCAGCAGATAAAGCCGTGAATGAGATTATCCGTAGGTTGGATTTATCAGAAGATATGTACACGGAAACATGGGAATCTAAAGGAAAGTGGCAAGGCACTGTCAGAAAATATGCGCCAGAAGTAATCAGTATGGTGAAGCAGTGGTACGCGGACAATGGATACCCGAGAGAAATCTCGTATACGCAGTGCGATGGACAGACGAAAAAGTATCATGTCATCGTTAGAGATTCAGATGCGGCGTAAGAAAAGGAGGGAAAAAAAGGATGTGTTGGAGTGGCAGTCCGGGAACACCGGGAATGGATTCATTTCAAGAAGCAGAAAAACGTACAGGAAAGATGTTCAATGCTCAATCACAGAGAATGGATCAAATTGAGTTTGATGCGTTTAAAAAAGAGGTAGAAGAACTTAAAACAGAAGTAGATAGCCTAAAACATAAGACTCTCTGTCTGCTTGTAACACTTGTTATCTTTGTGATTTTTGCTTCATTTTCAGTTGTGAATATGTCAAGACAGTATTCAACTATCCATGACTATTACATGGATTCTCGGAGTACTGATCAGGAGATAAGTCAATCTCTGGAAGAACTGATTCCGAAGATAGAAGTACTTCAGTCAGAATTTAAATAAGGAGGGAAAACACAATGTTTAGCACTGTAAAAATAGAAAACGGAGTAATTTTAGACGGAAAGAAACTTAAATGCGTGAAATCATACAGATTAGAGCAGAAAGGGGGTGAGTGTATTGCAGATCTGACAGTGAATATGGATGTTCGGACTTTTGATAGGGACGCTCCTACATCCAATATCGTAGCCGGGACCATTAAGGCGGACAAGCTATCTGGATTGAGGTTGGCAGACTTGGCAAATGTAATTGGAGAAGAAGTACTTGTGAAAGTTGTATACCAAACTGGAATGGGGGCGGCAGTAAATGTATATGAACCTGGAGGCATTTCGATGGAAGACCCTGAATTTTTGGAAAAACCTGTGAAAACAATAAGGACCATTATTGGTGCGCTGGTTGTTGAATTGGAGGACTGATATTGTGCCAAGAACTGCAGTTAGCGAAAACGAAATAAAAAACAGAGTCTTGCGTGGCAGTATTGACAATGCAAGAAGACTTAAAGACATGGGAATAGATGACCTGTCCAATCTTACAGGGATACCAGAAAGCACCCTGTACGCCAAAATACGTGAGCCGGATAAATTTAATTTACGGGAATTAAGGCTGATATGCAAGGCGTTGAGAATCCCGGAAGAAGAGAAACAGAGACTTGGTGGCTTAATATTGTAATTGTTGTGAAAGGAGGACAAGCATGGAGATTAAAGGAACTTATCACTGTGCCACCACCCAGCAGCCGAACGCTTTAAACAGCTGGGACATCCGCTCCGTATCTGTTGAGTTACCGGAGCAGGACAAGCCTTACTGGCACAAGGTTACAGCATCTGTGATCGGGTTCGTGCTGGTGCTACTGGCGTGGTATCTGGTGTTTGGGTATTAAAAATGAGTGCTGTCACAGGGCGGCAACCCTCGAGCACTCAACAATGTAAATCAGTTAAATTGTAGACGAAAAGGAGAGAAATGTAAATGAAAAAATTTGAATTAACCAGTGAATTTGTAACTTTTTTAGGGAAGAAGCTCTTTAGAATCAAGGCTCTTGTGTCGTTTGGTGACGTAAAAGAAGGAGAATTGGGTGGATTTGTAGAGAAAGAAGAGAACCTTGACCAGTCCGGTAACGCTTGGGTATACGGTGACGCTCAGGTATACGGTGACGCTCAGGTATACGGTGACGCTTGGGTATACGGTGACGCTCAGGTATCCGGTGACGCTCA